GTCGATGTCTAGCCAGACAAGAGCCATGTCAGTGGTCACGGATACGATACCCATGTATACACCGATAGATTGCTCGTCCTCAGAAGAACCAGCACGGGTCAGTGTTTCCACTACACCAGCAGTAGTTACGCCAGCAACACGAATGTGCTGACCAACAACCATAGTTCCCAGTACCTGAACGGATGCAAGACCTTTGGTCTGTATCCATCCATATGCAGAAGCGGCAATTTCAGTAGCAGGAACTCCACACGTACGGTTTAGAACCGTAGTAGGAGTAACAACAACTGCGCTGTAAGGATTCGCAATGAGTCCTGACAGGGTAGCTGTGGTTAGGGCTACAACAACCTTATCGTTCTCGGCAAGGTCGATAGCACCTGAACCAGCAGAGTCGATAGCATCGTGCCCTGCAATTCGGTAGACCTGACCTTGACCAGCAGCGACGTCACCGTGCCCATCATTGGTGTAGAGGTATCCATCTGCATACTGATCTTCAGTAGCTAGGGTACCTTCAAGCGTCACCGTAATTGACGATGCACCTACCGCAGTAGCAGCAGTTGCTAAGTCCATGTCGTGATGTGCTACAGGAGCCGGAGTAGCAACGGTAAGCCCAAGACCTAGAGCAACTCCTCCAGCTTTGGCGTACTTAAACTCTCGTCCGTCTGGCAGTTCCAGAATGGTTCCTAGTGAGTGGTACTTGTCAGTGCCAGTCTTCTTTTCCATTCCGTAGTCTGCGTAAACTCTTGTTGGATGTGCCAACTTATCTATTCCTACTTTCTCGGGCTCTTATGTCCCGTCTTCGACCGATAATTTAGCTAGCCTCGGTCTGAAGGTAACGGCTAGTGTGCGCTACGAATGTGAGCTCTGAGCTGAGCCGCCCTCTGCTTAGGTGAGAAGAGTTTCCCCCTCTTATTCTTGAGCTTTGGGTCGTACCTGCACTGCTCACATTGTAGTGCAATCGGCGGGGCAGAGACATCTTCCATGACGGGCTCTGTCCCAGAGGAATCAACTGCACCCGCCTCATGCCTTATTGAAGCGACTTCAGCACGGGTTCTGCACCAACGACAACCCATATCGGGCTCGTGGCGCAGAACACGAGTTCCGCCACCGATTAGATCGGAAACGTACTCGACTCTCTCGAACTTCTTTCCCAAGCACGCCTCGCCCGGCTCCCAAGCAAAGAGTCCAGCCTCGCCCTTGCGGGCAAGGTACTGAAACTCTGCGTTGTTGGGGCCAAGCTTCGGGTTCTGAATCGTGTACTTCATGAACAAATCTCCCAGAACTTTGTCTGAAAGCTTGTCCTTGTGCAGATACAACGGCATCTGGTGGGAACTGAGTCCCACAAACGTAATACCGTAGCCTGCGCCACGTATAGCCTGCTGGTTTTGAATGTCGAGATTGACCATGCTGAGCCCTTACTAGGCTGACGTAGACGGAACCCCTGCATCGAAGAGCAGTGGCGCGCCGTGCTTGTCATCCTGTTCAAACACGCCGTAGTCCGACGTGAAGTTGATTTCCGTACCTCGGGCCGAAGCGTCACGCTCTCGCTCAGTGGTCCAGCCTACGCTGGTAATGCCGATGATTGCGTCTCGCTGAGCGATAACACCGGTCATATCTCCAGAGGAGTCGATGTCGATGTTGCCGGACTCGAAGAGGTCTACACCGTTGAAGCTGATCTTGAAAAAGTTCTTCAAGAGCTTCTCTTCCCGACGGTCGTTTACATGCATACTCGTACCGGAACCGATAGCGGTTGCCGATTTGACTACTTCGTAAGCGGAGTGGGGGTGAACCACTGCATAGTCGGGATTGAATGGTTCGCCTTGAAGCTCGCCGGAGCTAGTTCGTCCACCACCACGGGCTCGTGCAATAGCACCAGCATAGTTGGCAAGTTTCAGAGTAGCTGCGGAAGCACCATAGGCCGTACCAGAGTTCAGCCCACTGTATAGGGCCTGAACGTCACGATCTTGTTTGCGGGCTCCTGCCTCACCGAACTGTCGACCGACAATCGCAAAGATGTCGGTAGTGCCGTTCTGTCGAACGAGCTTGTCAGTGATAATGATCTTCGCACCCTTTTCAGAGGTGGTCAGGTCAATGGACGTAAGACCGATAGCCTGTTCGTCGACCATGTCCTGACCGTCAACCAGCTCACTAATAGTGAACTGCCCGACTTTAGGGACACGAACCGTCGAAGTACCTTTCGGCAGAGTTACCTTATCAACGAGCTGCCATGAGGGAGTGTTGTACTCCTGCACCGTGCGAGCTGCATTGATAATGGTGTTCTGTACGTTAGCAAGATTCCCAGTTGTTGCATTTTGTGATGCCACGGGAATACCTCGTTAGCCCCCGTGCAATGCCCGCTTCATAGCTGCGTCCTCTTCTGAAGTCCAGCTATAAGCCGGTTTATTCTGAGCGGATGCAGTAAGCGCAGCATCGGATGAGGGGGGATTTGATGTTGATCTACCAGTCCCGGGAGAGTTCCCGGGGTTTTCCCGCGGTACTTGCTGTTGCGGCTGAGGCCTCTTGGATGTCCCCATCCGAGAAGCTAGCTGGTGCACAGTCTTCCCTGCCTGCTCGAACCCCTCTT